TCCAGAGCCATCTCCATATTCTCGGACTTCATCAGCTTGTCGCCGAGATTGTCCAAACCGCCGTACCTTGCCGAAATAGCCTTTGTCGCCCTAGTGGTGAGAATCATCTCATGCTGCTCGCCACCAATCACAATTAAAGAACTGCGTTCATTCGTCATTGTTCATACCTCCGTTACTTGCCTGTTTCAGCAGGCTTTACCGTGAATGTTGGTTCATATACGGACTTGTACCAACCCGTGATTACGCTGTCCGGAACGTTCTTCTCGCCCTCGGTGGCTTCCGCTTTCCACGGGTGTTTTCCGCTGCCGTCCGGCTTGTTTCTGCGCAGAACCGTTCCCTCAATGGTCGGTGTGGAAAACGTGATACTGTCGCCCTTTGTGGCAAGCGAGGTTGACGGAATTCCGAACTTCACACGGTAAAGCCAGAAGTAGCGGTACTTTCCGTTGGATTTCTTCGCCCGAAACCCGATAGCCACGGGCTTGCCGCCGTCCTCGCTGGTGGAAATGACCACGTTGTTGCTGTCGATGGTAGCGCCCGTCAGAACCGAAGCCGCGTCATTGCCTATATCGTCAACGCCAAGGGAAAGCGTACCGCTTTTGAACTCCTTGACGATTTCGGAAGCGCCGTCATCGGCGTAGAGAGTAGCTTCCGCAAGCTCCACGGAGAGGTCTGCCGAAATCGCCTTTGCAAGCGAAGCGGGAACTCCGTAGGTTTCGTTGCCGTCGCTGTCCTCGATGATTTCAGCGTAGAACAGCTTGTCAAGACCTATTGTTGCCATTTATATCTCCTCCATTTCATAGTTTTTCGCCGTATCAACGGCATAATGATGATAGCCCGTGTCATCCTCGTGACCGACATATTTTCGGGCGGTTACGGTAATATCCGCGCTGAGCAGAGCCTTTACAATCCTGCTCACAGTACGGGTGTAACTGCTTTTCGTAAACAGAGAAATCCGCACTTCCTGCACATCGGCGGTCGGCGCATTGTCAGCATGAAGTTCAAAACTGTCGTAAAGCGGAGTGAACACCAGATATTCGTCCGGAGCGTTACCTGAATACACAGAAGTCTGCGCCGGGATTTTCAGCTTTTTTGCGATTGCAGAGAGTTCCGAAAGCAGACTCACAGCCCCTCGACCTCCTTTTCAAATGCGGATTTCATGGCCTCCACGCACTGCTTTTTCACAGCTGATTTTGCAGGCTTCAGAAAGGGTTTCGCCGACTGACTGCTTGTTCCGTACTCGAGGATATTCGCTATTTTCGCATTACTGCCGCCGTCCGTTCTCGGTTCGGAAAATCCTACCTTGATGTCATGATTTCCGTTTTTATCGACCATAACCGGAGATAAGCCGAGCGACCGTTCAAGTCCTCCTGTGGAGCGGGATTTGCTTTTCGTTCCCGAACCTACAACGGATTTCAGATTGCTTTTGACCTTTGCGAGAGCAACCTCGCCGCCCGCCTGTAACATCTTTTCGGCAATGCTGTCGGTCTGCGCTCCAAGCCGGGAAATCCTCGAAAGGAACTCATCGGGCATTTTTACATCAGCTTTAGCCACTCGGCTGCACTTCCTTTGCAAGCACTTCAATATACATACCTCTGCCTTTCACATTTTCAACAGAGGTTATCTCAAATACAGAACCTCCACAGATAAGCCGCATATCTGCCGTAACCGTCAGACTGGGAATTGTTCTGAAACGGAACAGGTCGGTAGCTTCGGAAAATGCGGCTCGATTCGCCCATTTCTCACTGCCGTGCCTACCCTCGCGATAAGCTCTGACTGTTGCTACAACGACATTGGATTCCGTCTGAAATCCCTCGTCATCGAGCGTGACCTGTTTTTGCGTTATCTGTATTTGCGTGTTCATCTTACCGAAACTCATACTTTCCACCGCCTGTCCAGCCGCAGGAGCATATTCACGGTATCCCACACTTGCTTTCCAGCCTGAACACTATCTCCGAAAAAGCCGCCAGTGCTACCGTCCCTCGATTCATAAAAATGCGAGGACAGCATTATTACCGCCTGTTCCGTGGTCGGCGGCATTGCGTTTTCAGAATAGTAATTCTCGGGCAAATGCTGATAGCTTTCGGCATAGGAAACAGCGGCGGTGATGAACCCGCTTATGAGTTCATCGTCCGCCGAGTGTTCAAGTATGAGGTTCTGCTTAACTTTCGTCAGAAGCTCGTCCATAGTCACCGCCTATTAGCCGCCGGAAGAACCCGAGCCGGCTTTCATCTTCAGAATCTGTACTGCTTCGGGGAGTATCAGCTTTCCGTCAACGCGCTCCTTTGCCACAAATCCTACCATGCCGTTGCCTGCGTACAGCTCCTTGAGTTCCGCAAAGGAACGAGTGCCACGGTCGCCGATGTTGTAATAACTGAAATCGCCGAATGCGATTACTGGCTTTCCTGCGGCGATTGTGGGGACATACGGAGATGTGTAAACCTCGTAGCCGAACAGCCTGTCGACCTCGCCCGCCTGGAGGGACGGCTGCCAGAGATATGCGCCGTTGTTGTCTTTCAGCTTGCGGAGCGCCGCAATAGTCTGGTCGTTCATGATGAACTTCGCGTTCTTGCGGTAGGGGCGCTTGAGGGAGTACACAAGGTTGATTATCTCATCGGCGGTTATAGCAGTAGCGCTCGCCGCAGTGACAGCGACCTCGCCGCCGCACTTGTCCGCAAAAATGCCGAGGGGCTTGCCGACACCGTCACCGTTGAGGAAAGCGTCCTCCTCCGCATTGGACAGCGCCTTGCCGAACTGCTCGATTATGTAGCTTTCAAGCCCGAAAGCGTTGTCGTAGAGCAGCTCCTCGGTCACCTTAACCGCAACGTGCAGCTTGTGCGCGTCAAGGTTTATCTGCGCAAAGGTTGCATCACCGAAAGACAGCGCTCCGCCCTCGTCAATCCACGCTGCGGCGGGTTTTGTCGCTGCAATGTTGATTTTATGTTCACCGCTGGTGGTGATGGTGTGACCGAGCTTTCGCATGATATTTTCCTCGGTCAGTGTGTCAATAAGGCGGCTGTCGTATTCCTCGGGGACGAGATAACCGCCGTTAGCGTCAATGCCCTCGGAAAGCACATCGGAAATCTGTCTGAAATTCGTGCGGAGAGCGTTCAGCATTGCCGCCCTGTACTCATCGCTTGCTCTGCCGGACTTGGGCTTGTTTCCGTTCAGCGGCTTTCCAGTAAGCGGGACTGACGTAGGCTTGGAAAGCTGCGCGTCCATAGCCGCCATCTGCTCCATGCGCTCGATTTCAGCGCCGTAGTCCTTTATCTTCTGTTCCATTTCAGCGTATGAAGCGGCATCCTCTGCGGACAGAAGTCCGTCATTGTCGCGCTTGGTTTCAACGAAAGCCTTTGCGGCTTCCCACGCCTTGTTGCGCTTTTCGCACAGTTCAAGAATTGTCATTTTCGTTACCTCCAGTTCTTAATCAAATCAAGCCGAGAAAATAAATCCTCGGCTTTGGTTCTATGTTCGGTTTTCGGGGCAATGCGGCACTTCTCTGCAATCCTGCCCATAAGTGAATTTACCACTTGAGCTTCGGAATACATCAGAGAATCAGCGGCAGGCGCTTCTGACGGATTGTCACGGGTAAGTATTCCGTCCGCAAATCCGAGTTCAACCGCCTTATTTGCGTTCATCCATGTTTCTGCGTCCATGATGTGCGAAATCTTCGCACGGCTCATACCGGTCTTGATTTCATAAGCGTTCATAATGCTTTCCTTGACCTCGACAAGCATATCTATTGCCTTGTGCATTTCAGCTGAATCGCCCATAGCAATCGTCATGGGATTGTGTATCATCAGCATGGAAACCGGGGACATAAGCACCTTGTTTCCCGCCATTGCAATGACCGAAGCGGCGCTTGCGGCTATGCCGTCGATTTTCACCGTGACATTGCCTTTATAGTCCATAAGCATATTGTAAATCTGCGCTGCCGCCACGCAGTCGCCGCCGGGCGAGTTTATCCAGACGGTAATATCTCCGCTGCCGGACAGCAGTTCCTCCTTGAAAAGCTGCGGTGTGACGTCATCGTCAAACCAGCTTTCATCGGCGATAGTGCCGTTTAGGAACAGCGTTCTTTCCGGTGTCTGCTCCTTCGTTTCCTCGTTCTGTATCATCTTGTTCGTCCACTTCCAGAACTTCTTCATCGGAATCCTCCTTTCCATTTGTCGATGCGAAAATACCCGCGTCAGCCAGCTTAGTCATATTGCCGTTTATAAGATAAAGGTCGCCGCCGTCCTCGGCAGGAATACGGTCGAGGTTTTCAAGCTCCCGAATGTCGTTTGCGGACATCCAGCCGTTCTGCCTTGCGGTAGCGTACCCGCTCATGCGGCTTGCGTAATCGCCGCGCAGCAGTCCGTCAACATTGAATTTGATGAAATATTCCTGTTTCTCGCTTGGGGTGAGGAGCGAACGAATCATGCTCTGTTCCCACCGCACAAGCCAGGGTTCGAGGGTGTATTTCACGAATTCAAGCGACTGCTGCTCGATATTGGAAAAGCTCGATTTTTCAAGGTCGCCGACCATATGCGGCGGCACTCTGAAAATTCGAGCTATCTCGTTTATCTGAAATTTTCTTGTTTCAAGGAACTGCGCCTGTTCGGGCGAAATACTTATGGGAGTGTATTTCATGCCTTCTTCAAGCACAGCGACCTTTCCGCTGTTGGAACTTCCACCGAACTGCGACTGCCACGCTTCACGAACCTTTGACGGGTCTTTAATCGTTCCCGG